AGCGTCCTTCATGCGCTGCATCTCATCCATCGAGATGCCAATCCAGACCTCTGCAGCGCCGGCAGAAATGCGTTGGCGCGGTTGGTAGCCGAGCAGTTCACGCTGCTTTTTGGCGATCGGCTCGATCTTATACTTGTTCGTGCATTGACGTTTCCCAAGGCCGCTGTCGCTGAACCAAGGGATTTCTTGATAATCGTGCCCGGTAAGATTTTTCCCGGCAATGGCGTTCTCGCGAAGATTGCCGGCAGAAACACGATGCACAGGAAATGGCAGCGCTGCCTCTAAACGTCCCAGATGATTGTAAACCTCTTCCGGCTCCCATTGCGTGTCCGCAAAAATGGCGCAGTCAGGCATTGGCCCGATCTCGCCGAGCGCGGCCATCAGCGCCAGCGTCGTCGACTGCACGCCGGCCCCGAGCGAGATCACCCGCAGTTTCGGCTCTGTCACGCGGCCCTCCGTTTGCGCTTGCGCGGCACCTTGCGGCCCAGACGCTTCTGTTGCTGATGCCATTTGAACGCCGCAAAATGGGCGTGGCTCTTAAAGCCGCGCGGCACCGGCCTGTCTTCCTCGTCGTCTTCCAGCCCCATCAGCCATGCGAGGTCCGACTGCGTGATCTCGCGCATGCGGAGCATCTGCTCGGCGCGGAGAAGCTCGCTTTCGGCCATTGGCGTGTCGGGGCTGGCTGTAAACATTACGCAGCCTCTTTGGCCTGTGGCGCCTCAACCTGCAGCTCGATCTCGCGCAGCGTCTTCTCGATGTCCCGCCCGATCGCCCGCATGGCCTCGAAATGGATGCGGGCGGCTTCAGTCTGCTGATCCCAAGAGGCCTCGCGGAAACGCTCGGTGGATCGCCGCATGTGCTCGGCGCATTCGAGGAGGTAGGTGAAGCGCAGGCCGTCCATCAGCGGTAAACCTTGGCAAGTCGGGACAGGTCGCGCTTGTCAGACGGCGGGCGCCACGCGACGAGGTGATGCTCGGCGCAATAGGGGCGCGTCATCACCTCGCGATCGGCGCAGCAGAACAGCGTCTCTGCGCGCTCATTCGCCACCGGCCAGCGGCAGTGATGCGGCTCTAGGTCGATCAGCGTGCGGGGCGTGCCGAACGGCGTCGTCGAGGCCTCCGGCTGCTCGTAGCGTGGAAAAGCGCAGCGTTCCTGCGAAGCTGGCTGCGGTCGGTTGTCCTGCACGGGCGCTGGAGCCGTCTGGGGGGGAGGCTTTAGCCTCTGCGAAGCTGGCCTCGGCGGGAACAGCTTGACGATCGCCCGCGCGACGTCCTGCTTCACCTTCTTGACCGTGATCGGGCGCGTGCCCTTCACTTGGATGCCAAGCCGGTGCGCCCTGCCGATGCACGCATTGCGGTTCCGCCCGATCAGGGGCGCGATAGCAGAGTAGGACAGGTTCTCGGCGATAAGTTCGCGCAGCCTGGCGTCGTCGGCCTCAGACCACAGGTTCCGAATGTGGGCAGTCTGCTCCATCTCAGACCTCCGCAGCGCAGGAGGCGGCGGAACTGCCGATGTAGCTGGAGGTGTCTGCCGTGCGGTAGCGGACGCCGTGGCCCTCCGGCGCGATCTTGTATTCGGTGCGCGTCGGCGAATGCCCCGCACGCTTCAGATCGACGAGGTGCAGGATGCTGGCCGTCTTCAGCCTGGCGCGCTCGGCTGCCGGGTCTTCGCCGGCAAACGGATGCTTCTTGCGGGCGCGATCGCTTTCAGCCCGGCGCTTCTTTACCCAGCCGGTGTCGATCATGTTACGCCATAGGCCGTCGATCTGGGCCTCGGTGATCTCCTCGGCATACCAGTCAGACATCGCGGTCGCGATCTGAGCCGTCGTGCAGCCTTGTCGGCGGGCGCGAAAAAGATAGGTGCGGCGTTCGTCAGTCCAGTGCATCGGGCGTCTCCAGCGGCTTGATGGTGATGGTGGTGTGGTTTGCGAGGCCGATGATGATCTCCAGCCGGCGCATGTATTTCGGCGCGTCGTCCACGATCACGCCCGCCTTGCGGAGCACGTCGAGGAAGCTCTTGGCGCTGTTGTCGATGTCGATGCGGGTCTTTGCCGGCAGCTTTATCTGCAGCCCGAAGGCGCCAGTGACCGGCGCCCATTTCTGCGTGGCGAGGAGGCCAAGAGCCTGCGCCTGCCAATCCCGGTAAGCCTTCGACTTGATGGTCGTCACGCCTTTGCCCGAGCGCCCGAAGCTCCGATACATGGCATTCGTGGAGAAAGGCCTCTCCAGACGCAGCACGATGGCGCTGGATGCAGCCTTCTGGGCCGGCGCTACATCAGCAGCCGGAGAAGGCTCGACGGCGCGTGCGGCGATCTCTGCGAAGGTGCGGACGTCGGTCATGCCGCCTCGCTATTCTGCGAAGATTCGGCGCGGATAATGTGCTTGCTGATCGGGACGCCGCCGTCTCTTATTTCCGCCAGCGGAACGACGCGCCCCTTAGTGGCGTTGAACGTCTTCAAAGGGCCAAACACAGGGAAGCTATCGACGCGGGGCCAGAACCATTCTTTTAGTTTGGGGAAGTCTATCAAATATGCATGCAGAGAACCGTCTGCCTGCTGCATACAATAAAGCAGATAGTCGGCCTCGCCGTAGACCATCCAGCCGTCGCTTTCGTGCCCCTCATTGGTGCAGCTATGCGTCTCTAGGCAGATCGCGTCATACGCGCGGCCCTTCCACCTGACGATCTTTTCTTCAATGCAAACGGCTGCTCCGTTTTTGCATTGCATGACCGTGTCGACGGCAAACCGCTTCTGCAGGATCGTGGCCAAACGGCCCTTGTCCATGAAAACGTAGCGGCCATCGCCAGCGTGCTGACCGTAAAAATACGGCGCCAGCAATGCGTCGCGCTGTTCCTTCTGCCACTTGTCGTCGTCGGTCCAGTCGGTCACTCAGCGGCCTCCGACTGGTTCCCCCATACAGACCATCCATCGCGCGGCGAGCGGCAAAACAACTCTATTTTCGGCAATTCAGGATAATACTTCTCAATAATATTATAAAATTCCACGGGCTTTGCGCTGTGTTCCCCGCGCGGGATCGAAAATACAGACGAAACCCTGTCACTGGCGGCAGGCGTGACCATCTCGCCGCGCGTAGCAATTAAGAGAATTTCATGCTGGGTTCTAAAATAGTAACCCATTCCCATCTTCTGCTTGTCCCAAACAGCATTCGACCTGTATGAAAAGCCCCAGCTTCTGATAACCTCAAACGCCTTCTCAAGGTGCGGCGCTGTGGTCCACATGAATAAAATCGCGTCTTCTGTAGCTATATCGCCAACTGGAAGCGCACATATTTCCTCAAGAGCCATTGTTGGGTATTTGTTCTCAATCTCGCGCGAGACAGACACCATGTGCTCATACTGCCAAGGCGGGTCAGCATAGATCACAGGATATTTTACAGACGTTGGAAGCTCAGAATTGCCTGCAGATATATGAACAAGCCTATCTATGCGCTCGGCCCGCTTGGCTTCGGCCTTTTCCTGCCGCTGCTGCTTCACCCAGTCGAATGCTTCCTTGGCCGTCGAGAACGTCAGGCCTTCGTCTTTAACCGCTTCAGCGACTTCGTGAACGTCAGCGCGGGTGGCCTTCAGTTCACCGTCAAGAATGGCCGTGCGGGCGCTGTCGCCAACCTTGTCGGCAATGGCCTCAACGTCTTTTGCGAATACCGCCGCGCGCTCTACCGTTGCTTTTGAAACCCCGTATTCAGCCGCAACCTTTTCGCTAGTCTTTTTCAAGTCCTCATTTTGAGGACTTGCTTCACGCGCGCCGCCGTGGGCCTTCTTCTCGCGCTCGTATTTCTGGCCGAGGTAATAGCTGAACCAGTCAGGAGGAAGGTTACGGCGTCCAGCCTGGAAGTCCTCGATCCACTCAATGACCTGTTCCACCGTATCGAAGGCGATATGGACATGCTTGAACGGGATATTGTGCCGCTGGCAGATCGAATATCGGTTATGGCCGTCGATCAGGACATTCCGGCCGTTGTGGTCAACCCACAGAACAAGCGGGTCTAAGCAGCCGTCGCGCATTACATTCAGTTCAAGCTGGCGAAAGCTTTCGTCTGTGAGCTTAGGAAGGTGCGACTTGATGCGCCCGTCAATGACGATGTCCATAACGACTCCAGCAGAATTTAGGAAAAAAGCCCGACGCCGAAGCGCCGAGCAGTTTCAGGGAAGGACCGAGTTCACGCACTCGGCGGGCGATAGCTTTCGAGGACAATCACGACCGCTTCGTCCTCGGAGTAACCAAGGGCAATCAGAGCGGCGATGCGGGCCTCTAGAATGTCGGCAACGCTGTAGGGGGTGTTCATTTCGTGGCCTTCCCGATGATTTCCCAAGCAAAGTCGTTTGGCGTCACTTCGCCATTCGACGCGCGCATAATCTTCGTCAGAGTCTCAATGCTCGGCGTCGGGCGCTCGCCACTGAGGATGCGGAAGATGGTCGAAGGCTGAAGGCCAGCCTCCGCTGCGAAGCGAGACGGCGATACGCCGCGTTTCCCGAGATATTCTGCAAGTTTCATGATTTTAGCTTGCCATACGGCAAGGCAAACGTCAACACAATATTGCCATACGGCTCTTGAATAATTTAGCCGTTTGGCAAATAAATAGTAAACGGAGTGCGTAACAATGAGTGGCAAAGACTTGAAACGTATCAGGGAACAGCGTGAGCTAAGCCTTGATGATGTTGCAGAGGCTGTTGGCCTGTCAGCTTCTCAAATATCCAGATTTGAGAGCGAGCAAAGAGAGCCGCGCCTAAAAGAAATAGTCGGCATAGCGGATTTTTTAGGAGTGCTGCCGGCAGAAATATATCCAGAGCTTGCCAGCCTTGCAGACGGATTCAAAGAGAGGCCTGCGGTGGTTGTCAAAAAGCCGGACAGGAATCCTCAGCTTCCAGGCATTCCAGTGTTTGCGGCAGCCGAAGGCGGCAAGGGCGAGCTAGTGATATCTACAGACCCGCTCGATTATGTCACGCGCCCTTGGTATCTCGGAGAGGTGCAGGACGCCTACGCAGTCGTCGTCACAGGCGACAGCATGGAGCCAGCATACGATTCGGCAGATATAGCCATCATTAATCCGAGGCTGTCTTATCTGCGCGGCAAGGACCACATTTTTACGATGAAGTCTGAAGACGGCACGTTCAGAGCCATGCTTAAACGACTCGTCAAAGCGACAGATGATGAGTGGATTGTCGAACAGTTCAACCCGCCAAAGCAGTTCGCGCTACAGAGGAGCGAATGGAGTGAGGCTAAACGGGTGGTTGGTAAATACAGCGGGTGACTTACGAGCACTCGTAAGTCGTGACTTCACAACGTTGTGAAGTTGTAACCAAACGTGAGTGGCCGGGCGCTTGCCGGTTGGTGAAGCCTGAGAGAGGACATAGGACGACCAGCCTAGGCGGTTAAGCCAAGGTTGGTTCCCATGTCCTAGCAATCTTGCCGGTTGGAGCCAGCCGTCGCTTCGGACCCAGCAGATGCAAGCGGAAGCTCTGCTGATTGGTGGCTACTTACGAGGAGTTCCGTCTCCCCGGCGACCGGCTTCCACCTTTCGGACTGCCGTTGACCTTATGTCGCGCCCACTGTAAGGTCATACTTGTCTGAGCAGTTGTCTTACCCGACCTCAGGCCAAGGCCCCGGCGACGCAAATCGCGCGGGGCCATTTTTTTTACCTATTGCCTTGCCCTGTGTCAAGATATTGCCAATCGGAAAAAAAGTTATTGACTCCGCGCTTGCCATACGGCAATATCGTCTCACTGGAGAGCAGGAGACAGCCCCCATGAGAGACCTTCGCCCATTCCTCGACGAGATCGAGATCGTTCTGTCGATCCTTGAAAACGGTGGCGCCAACCATCAGGCAGCGCGCGTTTCAGCTCGCCGGCTGCTTGGTCAGGCGTTTGCCGATTTTGTGAACGCCAATGAAGCCGAGATCGAGGCCATCACCGAATGCGATGAGGCCGCGTGATGACTGACGCACAACTCGCGGCGCTGCTCTGCGCCGCCCCCTTCCTCACCCTCTGCGCAATCTGGATGGCCGGCTCGGCCATCCTCGCCGTGATCGGAGACGACCATTGAAGGACAACTCAATTCCCCTTTTTGAGATCGAAGGCGGCGCACGCTTGTCAGTCACAGAAGCGAACACAACGGGCCGCGTGCGGCTCGTCATCCACGACACTGCCAGCCGGGACTACTACGGCCACGACATTATCTTGTCGTGTCCGTTGGAGCAGGCAGACGATCTGGCCCGCGCCGTGATCGCCTTCAACCGCGAAATGCGTTTTGCCAAGGTGTCAGGCTGATGGCTCACGACGAAGCATGGCACGCAGCCCGTAGGCTCGGGATCGGCGGCTCGGACGCCACCACAATCATGGGCGGCGACGAGGAGAAGATCCTGCGCCTGTGGCGCGAAAAGCGGGGCGAGATCGAGCCGGAGAACCTCGACGACGTGCTGCCGGTGCAGATGGGGGTCTGGACGGAGCCGTTCAATGCGGCGTGGTTTGAGCGCGTCACCGGCAAGCGGGTGATCTCGCGCGGCGACACGCGCGTCAGTGAAGAGCACCCTTGGATGAGGTGCAACCTCGATGGCGAGGTGTCGCACGACGCGCTGTTGGCGGTGTTCGAGGCCAAGCACGTCAGCGCCTTCGCCAAGCCGGAAGAGATCCAGAGCCGCTACTACGCGCAGCTTCAGCACTGCATGAAGGTGACGGGCGCGACGAAGGCCTACCTGTCGGTGTTCTACGGGACGCTGAAGCATGAGGTCTACGTGGTCGAGGCCGACCCGCTCTATCAGGCACAGCTAGTCGCCGCCGAGCGCGCGTTCTGGGCATGCGTGGAGAGCGGCACGCCGCCGGTCGTCATCAATGTGCCGGCGCCCGTCGAGGCGATCCGCAGGGTCGACATGACCGGGAACAATGCATGGGGATCAGCCGCCAATGTGTGGCTGTCCAACAAGGGCTACGCCAAGGCCTTCGAGACCGCCAGCAAGGATCTGAAGCTGCAGATGGACGCCGACGTCGTCGAGGCCTCCGGGCATGGCGTGACGGCGCGCAGGAACAAGGCCGGGAACATCACAATTTTGGAGAGCAAATAATGAGAACGAGCGATCAGACTGACATTATCGATGCCGCGCTGGCGAAGGCGCAGGCCGAGATCGAGAACCCCACCAAGGACGCAACGAACCCGCACTTCCGCAGCAAGTATGCGACGCTCGACGCCGGCCTCAACATCGTCCGCACCTGCCTGTCGAAGCACGGCATCAGCGTGACGCAGCCGACGCGCGTCGAGGACGGCATTCTGATGCTGGAGACCCGCATCGCCTGTCAGGGCCAGTGGATCGCGTCTGAATACCCCGTCTGCGCCTTCCCGGTGAAGCAGCAGGAGATGGGCTCGGCGCTGACCTACAGCCGCCGCTACAGCCTGTTCTCGCTGGTCGGCATTGCCGGCGAGGAAGACGACGACGCCAACGCCGCCACCAGCAGCACGCCGGCTCCGAAGCGCGCCAGCAACAAGGTCGACGCCGGCACGTCTGCCGTCGCTAAGGACGCCGCCATCATGGCGATCTCGATGGCGCAGAGTGTCGAGATACTGGAGAGTTGGGCCGTCGACCACAAGGTCGAGATGGACCGCATGGCCGAGGCCGACGTCTCCGAGGTTCGCAAGGCCTACAAGGCGAAGCACACTGAACTGAAGCAGCAGCAGAAGGAAGCAGCTTGATGGAAAAGGAATACGACAACACTAACCGTGGCCGCTTGTTCAAGAATGATCGCAAGCAGCAGGAAAGTCACTCAGACTACAATGGCACGATCAACGTCGATGGCAAGGAATACTTCCTCGACGCTTGGGTGCGCGAGGGCAAGAATGGCAAGTATTTCTCTATGAAAGTGAAGCCGAAAGAAGCCCGCCGGTCGGAGGCTCCGGCGTCTGCTGACCCTTTCGGCGACGCGCCGTTCTAAACGGCATGACGCGCAGCCGCGCATTCCATCCGGGTGACTGATGTCGAGAGCGTTTCTGACATTGCGAACCATCGCCGATCGGGAGACTGCCTGCAATTGGGTCAGGCAGGCTCCTGTCGGGGCGCGGCTAGAGTTTAAGTCTCCACGCCGCAGCCTCCCGCAAAATGATCGCTTTTGGGCGATGCTCACTGACATCGCACGGCAGGTGTCTCACCACGGCGTCAAGTATCCGCCGGACATCTGGAAGGTGCTGATGATGCAGGCGTGGGGCCGCGAGGTGAAATGGCTCCCGGCTCTGGATGGTCAGGGTGTCGTGCCGCTGCTGTTCTCGTCGTCTGATCTGTCGAAGGCGGAAATGACCGAGCTGATGGAGTTCATGGAGGCATGGGGAACGCAGAACGGAGTGATCTTCGGTGACGATCGACGTGGGCACGACGCCCCGCAAGAACTTAACGCCCACGCAGCGGCTGAAGCTGTTTGAGGCGCACAAGGGGATTTGCGGCATCTGCGGCGCCTACATCAGGGCCGGAGAGAGATGGCGGGACGAGCACTTAATTCCGCTGGCTCTGGGCGGAAGCAACGACATCGAGAACCGCGCCCCGGTGCATGAGAAGTGCGCTGAGGCCAAAGACAAAGACGACATGCGCGCAATCGCCAAGGCGAAAAGGATGAAGCGTGCGCATCTCGGGATCAAGAGCGAAAACGGCCCGCGCATCGTGTCGCGCGGGTTCCCGAAGCGAGAGACGAACCGGCGCTTTTTGAAGACGCCGCTGCCACCGAAGGGGCTGTTCAAATGAACCCGCACAAGGTTCTGGACGAGGTTAAATCCATCATCGACGAGCGTGGGCAGGACTACGGCGTCATCGAGGAAAACTTCCACCGCGCGGCAAACATAGCTCGCGCCGCCGGCATTGACGTCGAAGCATACGAGGTCTGCATGGTTCTGGCGGCAGTGAAAATGGCGCGCATTTCTAAAAGCCCAACGAAGAGGGACAACTACCTCGACGGGATCGCCT